TGATTCTGTTAATGCAGAATCCGCAATATTTAATGGTGATACTAAATTCATTACTTGGTCCATTTTTCCAAAAATATTATCAGGCATTTTAGAACCTGCATCAAACGAAATATATGTTTTTTCCCTTGAATTTTGGATTAAGTCAGCACTTTGAGGGGGAAAGAAATAATTCAATATAAATAATCCAATCTGTTTTTTTTCCGCTTCAGTATAATCCCTATCCCAATCTTCAATATCACCAACATCTAATTCTAAAATATCTACCGTTGCGAATTCTGATATATCTTTACCAATAATATCTCGATAGGTTAATACTTTATGGGTATTCGTACGTAATTCTAATGGATATCGTTTTTCGAAATAAATAATTGTTTGTTCTTCTACTTTTGATGCTGAAATCGTATTACCTGATTGTTTATATAACCAATCGGTAAAATCGTATTTTATAGCACTTTTCGTATCATTTAACGTATTTAAATTTGTCCATAAATTCGAACTTACCGAATTCCAACAATTAGTAGGTACTCTACCTCCATTATCGTCAAAATCATGAATATTATCTTCACCTGCAAGTAATTTTTTTTCTTTAGGTGGTAAATTCCATAAAGGTAATGTCATTTAAAATATTCAATATATAATATTATTATATATTTAATATTGTATATTTTACATAATAAAAATATAAAACGCCATTCATATACTAATTATATTAATAATTCCTTTATTTTAAATAAATGTCCTCAAAAAAACCGATTAATACTCTCGACGAAAAACATAGTGAAATGATGGCATATTATCATATTACTGAAACAGAAAACCTTCCAAAATTAGAAGATGAAATACTCTCTCTAAAACTAAAAGTGAAAGAATTAAAACCATGCCAAATAGACGAATTTATGGAAATCAAAGATTTAATATATAAAAAACGGCAGGAAATAAAAACCATTAAATCTCAGAAAAAACAATATCTCTTGGAAAATTCGAAATATATTTTCGATTATTTTGAACAGAAAAAGGATATTTCCAGTGGAAATAATAAACAAAATACGAATGTTCTAAACCAGTTTTTTAAAATAAAATCTACCGGATCTTCTAAAACAACACAACAATATATGGCCTCGCGTAGCCTGTATCAAAATTATTGGAAGAATGTGAATAATGAGATCACAAATATCCAGGATTATTTTATGCCCTCCGATGTATGTGAATCATGCGGTCTAGGAGAGATGATTCCCCAGGATGAAGAAGGTATTCTTATTTGTAATAATCATTGTTGTGGCCGTTTTATTACCTATATTGTAGATTCGTCGAAACCTACGAATAAAGAGCCCCCCAATGAGGTATCTTATACGGCCTATATTCGCCTGAATCATTTTAAGGAAATTCTCTCACAGTTCCAGGCAAAAGAGACGACGCAAATTCCAGATGATGTCATCGAAAAAATCCGGCAGCGTATTAAAAAAGAGAGAATCCGGGATTATAAACAATTAAATTATGATAAAATGCGAGAAATACTAAAAAAACTCGGAATGAATCGATATTTCGAACATATCCAGTATATTAATTCGATGTTTGGGATAAAACCACCGATTATGAACGAGGAACTCCATGAGACACTATGCGTTCTTTTTATTGAAATACAGAAACCCTGGGCAGTACATTGTCCACCGAATCGTACGAATTTCTTTAATTATACTTATACACTTTATCAATTATGTGTTCTTTTAGACCAAACACAGTATCTACCATATATTCCAATGATGAAGGATCGAGAGAAACAATTAGAACAGGATATGATATGGAAGAAGGTATGTATGGATTTAGATTGGGAATTCTTCCCTACGGTATAAAATATTCCAAATAGTTATTCCAAATATTTATTCCAAATATTTATTGAAAAATTTTTGATATTTGAGAGAATAAATTCACAGAATAAAAACAATAAAAATAAAGCGAAATATATATAATGGCAAATATACCATCTTTTGGATCTATAAAAACACGTTTAGGAAATTTATGTATGCCTTCACAGATTTATTTAGCGATCTCTGCTCTCGCTTTGGTTTTCGCTGCTTTTAATTCGTTCAGTATCATTGTAATTCTTGTTAAAATAATTTTTATTGGCTTATGGACATTTATATTAAACTGGATTTGTCAAAAAGGGTATGAAACCATTTCATGGATATTAGTTATTTTTCCATATGTTATATTATTCATTATGTTTTTATTCGGAAGAGAAGATAAAAAAGTAGGTAAATCGGAGGATATTGATATTTCGAATAATACTGCACAACCTCCATCTATGATACTAGCCCAAACGGTTCAACCTCCGGTATCGGCACAACCTCCTTCTACATATAGTGAATCAGATATATTCAGTAAAGTAAATCGTCAATATTTAGCATATTAACTCTGTCTAACACTATGTAAAGGAAAGGATTAAAAATAGTTTTTTATTATTATATATATCAACATATACATAATGAATAAATGCGAAAATGTATGTGATAATGAATATCTAAAAGAACATATTCGGGTTGTAACAGAACAAGGTCAAAATCCACCAGATAAAAAAACATTAAAGTTAATCAAAGGTGATTGTATACGTAAAATATGTAATCCTGGATGTAAAAATTCAATCAATATAGGGGTAAAAGATTCTTTTCATTCAGATTATACAATAGAAGAAAAAAAATGTTACAAGAGTTAGGTGTATTATCCTGGTGTCATCCTAAACCAAAGCAATGGCGTAATGTGAAACCATTTAATGTGATGAATTTATCAAAAACAAAGCGCAATAAAGGTGGTAGGCGTAAGAAAAATAAAACAAGAAAATCTAAAATAGTATCATAATTTAGTTAGGTTGTAACCCATTCCTCTACAACGTATGGATAAATTTACAAATAGAATATATAATCGTCTAAAATAAATAGTATCATTCTTTTATAAGAAGAGAATGACACAACTTAAAAATCAGAAAAAAATAATATATAGAAATAAATCAAAAACGAAAAAAACGAAAAAAACGAAAAAATCGAAGAATAAAACAAGACAGATCGCAGGATCAAAAAAACATAGAGGATCTAAAAAACCCCATAAAGAATCGGTAGATCCAGAAACTTATGCACAATATTTACGTTTAGGAAAAACAGAAGAGCCCCATCTAATAAAAACCGAATTTAGTATCCAAGAGCATCCAGATATCCAGCGAATTTCCAAAACACTCCTCTCTGATATTATCCAATCTTCGACGTATTCTCTCCTACCCTATTATTTCAGTCCGAATTCTCCCGTTGAAAAACACGACGATTATCTATCAGAATCAAATTCTGGAAACTGCGTTTTTTTCGCGAAAAAAGTCCAAAAAGAGTTACAAAAACATGGTATTCGTGGATATTTAATTCCCGCGACAACCCTATCCTATCTAATGCAACCCGGATTTCCTGAATTATGTCACTGCGTCGTCCTCGTAAGAACACCCGTATATTTTATTATTTATGAGCCCGCATTTTATATTTTAGAACCCATTTTCGTACCGATCGATGGAACGCCTGTTCAATATATGATTGATGTTTATGAAAAGAACTGGACTTACCAATATGATGCGCCAAACAATAGAATCAATGTTTTAGATAATAATGGCGAGCCGAATTTATATTATTCTTTACTGGAAGTCCAAAACCCATCTACTGCGATTTCCTACCCAGTAAATATCCATAATCAGCGTATTCCGATTGTGAAATACGATTGTAATAAAAAGGCGAAAGATGCGCATCTCTCCATTCGCCTAGATACAAAGTGTCTCGAAGGATATTGTTCTACACAGAAAAATACAGTGGATATGAATGGGTTAGAAGACGATAATGGTTGGTTTCCTAGATTCGATTATAAACCAATTCTAGATTCGCCTGGTTCAGAAGAGGAGAAAAAAGAACAGATCGGGTCTTGGATTGGTCTCTCAGAAAACCAATGTATATCTCTGCAATGTAAACGTGACGAATTAATTAATAAGATTTTCGCAGTTATTATGCATGATCATTCGGATATATAATGTGATATATGCGTTAAATAAATTACCGAAAGAATTTATAAATTTTTTATGATTTCTATAATACTTATTTGTTTCGAATAAAATATTATCTATTTTGGATAATATATTATTTTATATTTACGTAATTAAATAATTTAAGCACCAACCATCTTAAGACCGCCAATGAGGTTAATACCAAGACCGGCACCAGCACCAGAACGGGCACTCTGTCCCATAGAAGGGATAAAGACATCAAGGATGCTAAAGGTAGCGGCAGCCATTAAACCAATGATAAGGACTTCATCAATTTGGAGGGATTTCTTAGGGATTGTGTAAGCAGCAATACCGACGATAAATCCTTCAATTAAATACTTAATCGCACGTTTGATAAGTTCGGCAAAATCGAATGAGGCACTCATTATGAATATATATTATACGGAATAAAAAAAAATCAAAAACAAAAGAAAAATAAACAAAACAAATACAATAATATAAAAAATACTTAAATATACCTCCTAAATACTTTATATAATAGAAATGTCAGGATTTGAGAGAAAAAATTTAGATTCTGGAAAACCAAATCCGAACTATATTGATTTATGTGATGAAGATAAGCCAATTGCAGGCCAGAAATTCGCATGTTTATCTTTCGTATCTCCTGAAAATATTATTAAGAAACGCGAATATTTCCTGTTTGAACAATTCCTAAAGCAATGGGATTTTAAGAAGTCCATGGAAAAATTCCACGATTTTATTCATTTTCTCTCGTTTAAATATAACTTAAAAGTTGATTCTCTTGTGAACGATTATACTGATTTTATCCAAGAGGAGGGTATTAAAATCAGAGAATCGTCATCTGTAGAAGACGAATATAAAACTTTTTTAGAAAAAAATGAAGAGGCACTTACTGAGCGTTTCCAAAAGGATAATGAATTCCAGACATCTGTACGCGGACTAAAGGTACGCGGTGTCTATAATTCACAGGAAGAGGCAGAGGTTCGCTGTAAGAAATTAAGAGATATCGATCCAAGTCATGATATTTTCGTAGGTCCTGTTGGTATTTGGATTCCTTGGGATCCGGATGCTTATAAGACGGGTCGTGTCGAGTTCATGGAGGAGGAACTAAATCAATTGCATAAGGAGAAGATGAAGAATGAGGCAAAGGCAAAGGAGGATTTCGAAAAGAGAGTCAAGGATGCAAAGAAAAAAGCGATCGAAGAGAATATTAAGAATGCACAGAAGTCTGGTAATAAGTTGACGCAGACATTGGATGAGCAGGGTAATTTGGTAGGCGTAAAAGAAACTGTCGATTTTGAGAGCCGTACTGCAACAACTGAAGAGGAAACAAAGGCATATAATGATAGTGTTTTGGAAGCGAGTCAGAAAGAAAAGGATGAATCTTCATAAATATTAGTTGTGTTTTATGACGCATGTTACTAGTAAATAATTCATTATAGATTAATTTTTGATTTGTTCAGTAGTTTTATCTTTTTCAGCAGGAGTAACCACGGTAGGAGTAACCACCGCAGGAGTAACCTCGGCAGGAGTAACCACGGTAGGAGTAACATCGGCAGGAGTAACATCGGCAGGAGTAACCTCGGTAGGAGTAACCTCGGCAGGAGTAACATCGGTAGGAGTAACCTCGGCAGGAGTAACATCGGTAGGAGTAACCTCGGTAGAAGTAACCTCGGCAGGAGTAACCTCGGCAGGAGTAACCTCGGCAGGAGTAACCACAGGATTATTCGTAATATATGGTTCACTAGAAGGAGATAATTTCGTTTCTACTCCAGATTTTTCACATAAATCACCATATAAATGAAGGAAAATCGTACCTTGTGGACTAGTCTCATAATCCATTTTAATATTAAATACTTTTTGATCCTCTTTTAGAAGGCTATCAACTTTCTGTAAAATATCATTACGTAATTTATCATATATCGTATTATCAAAACCTTTAGATCCAAAAATATTTGATATTCCAGTACCAATTTCTCTTATTGCATTTACAGCAGTAGATTCA